GCGGGCTATCCCGCAGGGTCTGCTCACTCTAGAGCTTATGAACTCACAAATCCTCATATCAGTCCTCATGTTTGTGCGGCTATCAAAAGCTATCGTGACGAACTCGACCAGAAGTTTGGTATCACTTATCAGAGACACTTGAGAGATATGCAACTCATAAGAGATCAGGCGCTTGCTAACGGTGCGTACAGTGCGGCGGTTCAAGCAGAATACCGGCGAGGTCAGGCGAAAGGTGATATCTATATTAACAAATCGGAGATTCGGCACGGGTCTATTGATAGCATGAACAAAGAAGAAGTTGAGAAAGCATTGGAAGATTTGAAGCAACAGTATTCCCCAGTTACCATTAACATCACCCCAGAGAAAGAAAGTGGCGAAACGCGAGAGCGACTTCTGGAAGCAGATTCAGCGATGGACGAAGACTTCGACGACGAAGCTGCTGTTCACTAGAATCGAAAGTGTTGCAACCCCAGGAATTCCAGACGTTTTAATCTGTGATGAGAACGGCCAATTTCATTTCATAGAACTTAAAGTCATCACAGGATTTAAAGCTGGTTTACGACCACATCAAATAGCTTGGCTAACTCGACACTCGCACACCAGTTCTTGGGTTTTGATTCGCAAACAACGCACAAGTCATCCCGCCGAAATCTATTTGTATCATGCCAAAGATGCTATCGAGTTAGCGGGCGAAGGCGTTAGATTACCCCCCTCTATATATCAACTTCATCCTTTTGATTTTGACACCATATTCAAAACAATTATAAACTGGTCTTGATTAAATCGCATAATATCGTATACTCTTCATTCAACTTAATTGAAATTAAAGGAGTGCGTATGTTTTTTTTACTAGATAAAGCGGCAAGAAAATTGTATGGCGATAAAGCTGTGGATGATGCAAACAAAAAACCCCGTAAGAAGCCCCCCGCGAAGAAAAGAAGAAAATAACTTTGAAAAAAGTTGTTGCAATTAGTTTTAAAGTATGGGATAATGTCAACTCAACTAATACAGATCGGGAGATCGATATGGAAAAACTACAACCGACAGGCGTTTACAAGAAATTAACGTTTACTATGCTTGACAAGGGCAACCCAGATTGCTGGAAAGCTCTCAAGCAGTTTGCACAATTGTTTGGAGTGGACTGGGAAACGATGGCCAGAGGCGGAGAGAATGCAGTTGCCGTGCCGCTCATGTTCAATGATGGGACCGAGACTGAGATTCGGTTTTATAAAGCTAACACTCGTGGCGATTGCCGCTACAGTATCCCAGCACCGGTGCTGAAAGCGCAAGCCGAAGTGGGCGATACAATTGCGTTCACTTTCGTCATGAAAAATGGTCAAGCGATGTTGTGCGTAAACGTTACCAAGCAACCTGAGTTTGAATATATATGTGAGGTGGCGTGATGGATATTAAACAATTTGAAAAGGAGTGTTTTGAGATTGCTTTTGGTGACGGTGCGTTTGAGAACCCGTTGCCTTACACCCGTGAGGAAGTGATAGAAAGACTGCAACAGTTTTCTAATGACGCTTTGCACTGGGAGTATTCAGAACTTAGCACTTAATTTTACAAAAAGTTATTGACATCTATAAGCTGGTATGTGATTATTCCCATACCAGCTTTTTTTGTGCTGGTACAAACTAACTAACAGATAAGGAGATAGACTTATGTCTACGTATCAAACATCAGCCGTTTCGCACGGTATCAGTAAGGAAGGCCAACAGCTGGCCAGCAACTACGCTAATCGTCCAGCAGACGAACGCTTCGATTCACTTGAGGAATTGGCCGCGTTTTGTAATGCGGACTCCGAAAATATGACTAGTAGGGTGATCGACACTCATAACCTTACGATTGTCGGAGAGTTTGACGAGGAAAATATTCGCCAAGGTGATTTGCGTGTGGAATATCAATGTCCCAAAACTGGGCAGTTAATTTCTAGCGAACCAACGAACTGGAGCGCGGGTCAGCTTTCTACCCTAGCCGGTGCGCCCGCTGGTTATATTAAAGACCTTCCGGCCCCACTAGCCGCAGACTGTCTAACGTGGGGACTGAGGCACAACCGAGGCCGTGAGATTATCAAGACATATGACCACCGAAACGGCGGGGATTTACGAGCGGCAACCGGTCCGGACTATGGACGGATTCTTAACAAAGAAATGCTCCGGCCTATTTTGAAGGTTGCCGAACAAGGCGACTGGAAAATTGCGGGATCCATGACCGACTTTTCCGGAACGTATGACCCGTGGGCGATAACCGGATCGACGCTGTTTGCGAGCGATAGGGACATGTTTGGATTTTTGTGTGATGACTTGAATCCCATCGAAATCGGTAAGCTACCGAATGGCGAACCGGATTTAGTTTTTCGCGGGTTTTACTGGTGGAATTCGGAGGTGGGTAGTAAGACCGCCGGACTAGCTTGCATGTATCTCCGAGGCGTTTGCATGAATCGCAATTTGTGGGGCGTTGAGAACTTTCAAGAAATTAAAATCCGTCATACGAAAAATGCATTGCATCGCTTCTATGACGAGATGGCCCCCGCGTTAGAAACGTATGGTCAGCACTCGACGCACACATTGTTGGCGGGTGTCGAGGCCGCTAAGTCGGCCAAGATCGCAAAAGACGAGGACGATGCTTTAGAGTTTCTCACCAAGCGGGCTGGATTAAGTGGACGCATGGCCAAGGCGGCACAAGCCCGTCATATGCTTGAAGAGAAAAAGCCAATCAGATCCGTCTGGGATGCGGCCCAAGGTATCACCGCCATAGCGAGAGATATCCCACACCAAGATGCGCGAGTTGCTTTGGAACGAAAAGCGGGCGCACTTCTGGACAAAGTCGCCGCCTAAACTGATCAGCAATCCAACTATTGAGGCCCGCATTGGCGGGCCTTTTTTTTTATTTTACTTTATGTAAAACACTTGTTATTATCGCATATCAACTAACAGCTAGGAGGCAGTAAAATGCTCAAACCAAAACGAATCCGGCGAAAAGCGCAACCGCGCATTCGTCGGAAAACAAAACATACAACGTGGAGGCGGCGATCATGAGCGTGAAAAAAGGCGATACAATGTTTTCCACGAACCATGGTTTTACGATTGAAATTTTAGAGGTCGGCAAAAAAAATGTCCGGTGGAAAAATCTAGAAACTGGCGAGAATATGAAAACTCAAACTCGCAAATTCAATTGGATGGTTCGGCAAGCTATTTTTGTTACTTGGGATCAAGACCGCTTTGATCGGGACTTTGCGGAAGCCATGAGACAACAATCGGAGGTGACAGCGTGATCAAGAGAAACCCTTTGTACTGGACGCCCAAAAGTCCGGCGGAATTGGCGGATAAATTGGAAAGCTTTTGTGATAGCGAAAAAGCAATTGCATACATGGCATCGATGTGGACCTTTAATTTGTGCGCTGACATGTTCAATGAAAATGAGCGATCCCGCAGCGGCGGTGAGCAGTTGGAACTGGAGGTGACGACATGAGCGATTACGCTTGGGTTCCGGAAACCGAACGCGAGGCGTTAATGTTTCGCCCTTTAACACAAGAGGAAGTCCGTGAGTTTGCTGAGTCGGCTTGGGAAAATCACCGAGCCGGTGACCCTATTCTTGACGAAATACACCACCCGATTTATTGCCGAGAATGTCGGATAATCAACCGGTTGCAAGAATCGCACGAGCAAAAATGGTCCAATCGCTGGCGGAATGATACGCAAGATTTATACTAGCTAGCGTTTCGTCGTTCCAAGGCCCGCACATGCGGGCCTTTTTTTTGTGGTTTACTTTTATAAAAACACTTGTTAAAGTCGCATATCAACTAACAGCTAAAAGGAGGCAGTCAAATGCCAAGACCAGATCATGTTGACAACGGGGTGACCCGAATACTTTTTACCGAGTCCTGTTGGGATTGCGAAGACAGCACTTGCAGGGTGGTTTTTTCACAGAATGAAGTTTATTTTTTTGAGACAACAACGAAGTGCAACCGCGAGGATGTATATCCGTTGCTCGAATCGGAGACAGTTTGAAAATCAATTTTTTTACAGGCCCGCACATGCGGGCCTTT